AGCAGTTCCAAATTCTGGTCTGGATACGCTTTTGTAATTCTTTGCCCTGCCGGCAGATTCTCTTTTGTCATTATCGACAGGGTGGTATGCATGCCCTTTCGCCTGTGGCTCCAAGCTTTTTTCTGTTAGTTCGTCTTCGCGTCGACCAGGAGGGGCGGCTTCATCTGGTGAGGCTAACAACATATCGTCTTCCCCGCCTTCTTCGGGCGGAGCTTCTTCACCACCTTCTTCTGGTGGCGCCTCGCCTCCTTCTTCTCCTGGTGCGCCTCCCCCCATCATGTCGGCAAGGCCTTCCATGCCCCCGCCTCCTCCGCCCATATCAGCTCCCATACCTCCGCCAGCTCCAGCGGCCGCTTCTGCCACTGCTGCTGCTGTCGCCTCTAGAGTTGCATCAAATTTGCGATCATAGAATAGTTCACGTTGGTTACGGAGGAATTCTTCCTCTGAAACGTTGAATAGGTGTTGTGCGACCCATCGGCGGGAGAAGTATCCTTCAATGGCTGCCGAACCGGCAACATCAAACTTAGCTTTCCAGTGCTCCAGTTCTTGCAATTCTGCAAGTTTTGATGGGTTTGCCAGAGATAGCTCGAAAGAAACCAAGTCATCGCTTCGGAAACCCAACGAATAAAGATGGATAACTCCAATCTTTTCAAGTTCGGAAACAATTGCCCTCTGTAACCTCTGAATGGTTCTTGCAAAACGTATGTCTTTTTGGGCAAGAGTAGTTTTATCTTCGTCTGCTCCCTCTGCATGCGTAAGGTAGGATGCTGGCACCTTAAGGGCTGCAAATAATTTATCTCTTAAATACCTTACATCATCGATGTCACCAGCATTCGACCCGCCAGAAAGAGGGACGATATCCGTTTGAGAACCACCGCGAACAGGAATAAAATAATCTTCCTCAATGGAAAGAGGATTGTACCTAAGATCGACGCGTCCTGTATTCTCATCGACAACCTGATTTCTCTTCATCTGGGTCATGACTTTCTGCATATATTGTTCAACTTCATTAGCTGGTATGTTCCCCACATCGATCTTAAACATTCTACGATCTGGCGCCCTGACAATTCGATAAGCCATCATGGCGTCTTCCAGTAGAACCAATTGTCTCCAGATTCTTCGAGCCGACTCTAGTACTGAAGTTCCATAAGGGGCATGCTTGTCGTTCCCAAGGATGCGGAAATGTCCCATCTGCCAGTTCTCCAAAGTCATTCCAGCAGAATTCCATTGGAACTGTACATAGTCCGGATTTGTCTTGTCTTCTCCCTCTAACCTTTCTACTTCTTGAGATGGCAGGCCTATGCAGGTCCTGATTCCATATTTATCATCAACATCAAGATAGAGAAAAAAGTCTCCGTATTTACACATTGTACGGGCCCACCCAAAGAGATTGTGCTCAATGTTAAGAACATCATCATATAGAGTATTAAGCATCGCCTTTATTTCTTCGTTGTGGCACTTGATAGAGAGCATCGGCTCTAGGCCCGAGTGGGCCGTCATCTCGTCTGCATAAATATCCAAAGCAGAGGCTATCTCTGGCGTATATTCCATTTGATCAAAGTCCACATACCGTTCCGCACGATTGTGCTGATTCATTATTTGAGGCTGCAAATTTGCAAACGGAAAATGATTGCTCCTCTTAAATTGTTGGCCACTGGCAGACTTGAATTTAGAAGCATACTTATCCAGCTGACTTCTTCGCAACCTTCGGCCTGTTTGGGTCCTTCTGTTGACGATAGGGCCTGAAAAAATCTTTGTCAGATTTTTAAATAGATCCGATGCTGGATTGTTTGGGTTTCTTCCGTTTCTTCTTGCCATCTTTTTTATCCTTTAAAGAGCCAAATAAATTCTTCGTACTGTTGTTTAGCGGCCAATTGATCACTTCGAAGCTTAGATTGGCCATGGCTAGTCATGCCGGGAATTGTAGTATCTATTTGAGTATTAGAAACTATCATTGAGGACATCATTGCTTTGTTGTATTCCATATCTCGCTTATTAACTGTTAATGCTGTATCTCTCACCCAGCATGCAATTGCAAGCGCCATAACTAGGTCATCGTTATATGACCTCATGGCCTGTGCCTTGTTGTTGCTCCAGATGAAAGTTTTGAATTCGCCTATTATTCGTGAAGAATATATTGTAATTAGTTGGTTGCGGATGAATTCTTCCATCTTCGCGATTATTAAGGGGCGCGTTTTCGAAGAAGTAGTAAACCCAGGAACGGAGTTGTTAATTCCTTGTGCCTGCGTTTCCGTTATGTATTCGTGAGTACCCTTAATAGAGAAGTAAATATTTGGATATTGCCTTTCTTGCAGTTTTTCTAAAATGGAAATTCCCAAACTATTGTTTTCCACAACGAGCATGCAGTCTCCGTATTCTTTGCCAGTGTTATCCAATATGGTTGCGAACTGCTCTAGGTTCGGCTTTCCCTGATATTCTCCGATGACTTCCATAGTTTCTAGTTTAATGATATGAAACACGGAATAATCAGCGGCATCACCTCGGGCTACATCTGCGGCCAGAAGATAAGTGCAGGAAGCATCGTACTGCTCCCAAAGCCAAAGATTGCGGTCAAAACCTACTCGGTATTGTGGTTCTGTTATTCCGTCGTAAAGACGGTTAATGTCGTCTGCCGAGATGACTGTTTCGCCCGATGCATTAAAGTTACACTCAAGCTCTTGCGCTATCTGGCGGGCAGACATATTGCGGGTCTCTTTTGCGAACCACTCTTCATCTCTCTCTGGGTGCACATCCCACGGGAGGACTATTGGGTGAAAGTCATTAATGCCGGCGTCTGCTTCAACATAGGTTCTATGAAACCAGTTGCCAACGCCGTTTGGCGTGGAGAGTGCAATGCAGCGGCCACCAGTTGATAATGTAGGATACAAGCCAGTCCATAGATCGTCTAATCCCTCAACGTGGGCGGCCTCGTCTATTACGAGGAGAGACAAGGCCTCTGAACGGCCTGCGTCGGCTGATGTTGATGATGCCTTGACTTCTGATCCGTTGGTTAGAACAAAGGATGTCCGGTTGTCTATTTTGATACTGGCTATTCGTAGCCAAGGAGGTAAGCCGAGCATCATGCTCTTTACTTTCTTGACTAGGTTTGCTGCTGTCTGGAACTTGGTTGCGATGACAAGAACATTCTTATCTCGGTAGAACAGGAGCATCCAGCAGATGTAAGCTGCGGTAATGGTTGAGATTCCAAGCTGACGGCCCTTAAGGATAACATTGAAACGATAGTCGTCAAAGTCTCCGAGTAATTCGTCTTGGAACGGGTAAGTTTTGAACGGAATGAGTCCGTGCATTGGGTGAGCTATCTTGGCATAGTTATTAATAAAGTATTGCGAATCTTTACCGCACTTTATTATCTCTTTGACAACTTCTTTTCTGGAAAGTCCAGAGGACATTACTCCGCCTTAAGCGGACTATTTATATTCTTTCGAGCCTTTACTTTTCCCTTGCCTGTATATATTGGCTGGCCTTGTGCGGGATCCTTCCTTTTATCATTCTTTGCCTTTTTGTCCCACCCGCCTTGGTCAAGAAAAGATTTGAATTTGGCGTCGACGCTATCCTTGCTCTCCCCGTTGGTGGCCTCCGTATCGCTATCAACCCCTCCAATATCAAAATATTGTTTGGCTTGAACCCAGGTTCGGACGCGGGAAGTATTTTGAACTATCGCGTCTACGTCTCCGACTGCCTTTAAAGACAGAGCGGATCCAGTTATATTCTTGTATTCTTTTTTGATGAACTTTGCTATATCGCCGATCATCTGCTCTAGATCACCCTCAAAGCTCTTGTCATGTGTATCCTTAAGAGACACCTCAGAATGATAATGAATGCACAGCTGGGGGCCATAAAAAGAGACCTTAAATCCGTCCATAACGCGTGAGTCCGTAATCGGATCCCCCTCTTCTCTTTTAAGTCCGACCTTGATAGGTTCGCCGTTGTCGTCCAGTGCTCCGTCGTGACTGTTCGCCATGACTTGTGAAATGCCTCTAACGATTTCTAGTGTGGTTGCCATCTATTTATCTCCTAAAGCTTTTTTAACTTCTTTTCTAATAAGCGTTTCCAATACGTTATCCTTATTTTCATTCATATCACCAGTAAAGGGCTGGGCTATCGCCCTTTCTATGCCAGCAGCGAAGCCTCGCGATGGAGTTGCCTCATAGACTAGGGATGCCAAGTGAGTATCTATGCTTCTAAGAACACTCAGTATATCGTGCGCGTGTGTATCCATTTGACTTTTTGTTCCGGTATGTTTTTTTTCTTCGCTCATTTATTTTGGTCTCCATCCTGTTTTCCAGCGATCTTCTCGGCCGTCTACCCACTGAATATGGCATTTATAACAACAATCAAATTTGCTCATGTATACATCATCGCGTATTTTGAAAGAATAAGCTCCGCAGACAGGACAAGATCTTTTTGTAGTTTCTCTATTAAGTAGTTTTCTGGACATTAAAACACCATCTACTTCTATTTTCTCATCTCGGTCTTCTGTGTCCTTTTCTTTGTCAGCAAGTTTTTTTAACTGCTCTTCATATTCTTTCTCTTTTTCTTCGTCCCAGCTTCCTCTTGGATTCTGGATAGTTTCTTTGCCATACTTTTTAGCAATAGCTTGTTCTACTTTCACAACATAGTTTGGATCTTTATTCTTCATTTTGCTACATGAACGATAAATGCTGTTGTTGCTATACCTATAGCAGCCCCTCCTAGAGACCACCAAATGTTGGTGGCTGGGGAGTGGTTCTTTATTAGTTTGTGTAAGTCATTGATCTCTCTGTCTTTCGCAGTGACTACGATGCTGTATTCTTCGCTGATAGAGTTAAGGCGCAAGTTGAGCGTGTCAACTGTCAATGTGTGTTC